GTATCATCAAAGTCTAGTGCCATAGTTGCGCCACTTGCGCCCGTGATCGTTGCGCCTCGCTCGTAGAACGCATCATTCACGCCGACCGACTTCTCGCCGAACTCTTTCGCTGCGGCTTCGCAGAACTCGCAAGCGAACGGAGACACGAGCCATGTCTTGCCCTTGACGACTCCGCTCGCCTCCCACGCTGCATTCTGTCCATCGGTGTATGCACGAGCAGACTCGGTCCGTGCGATCGTCTGCGCACGGTTCTCGTCAAAGCCTGCTTCCTCGAGCAGCCCGATGACATCTGTGCCTGTCGCTGTCTCCTCGATGCCGATGCGGATGATGTTTGCAACACGCTCTGCGAGCGAGTCGGAGACTGATCGTGCCATGCGAATGGCTGCACGGTTTGTCGCCTCGACGACGAACTCGGAAGCCTTGCCTGACAGCAGACCTCCGAGTGGGTTGTTCGGTCCACCAGGTGGCAATCCTGCTGCACCACTCACCAATGATGCGCCCTGATCAAATCCAGCCTCTGCGATTGTTTGTGCGTACGGCTTGGCCGTGTTTGCGAGATCGTCGACAAGTTTGCGCTGCGATGCCTTGAGTGCGGCTTGCACTTCTTCGAGCTGTCGCTGTGTGACTGTGTCACCTGCACGAATCGATGCGGAGAGTTTGCGTGAGACTTCTTCGATCACCTTGTCGATGTCCTGTTGAATGCCTTCGGCGAATGCACGAACGGCTCGAGCCTCGGTCGCCTCAAATGTCTCGCTGATACCGTCCTTGACGATGACCTGCTTCTCTGCGGTGAAGTCGATCCACCAGAGCGGTGGCTTCGCAGCCTTGCAATTCTTGCATGGGCATGCCTTGGCGTGGGTCATCCGACCCAATCCTCGCCGAGTGTTGCAGCGTCTGCGAATGCAATCTTGTCTGCGGTCGTAGCGTTTGCAATAATGTGCGGCAGCGTCAGGCAACTCCGCAGGTGTCGCACATTGCGATCCACGGTGTCGTGGATCTCGTCGCTGTGCTGATTGTCCGCAACGATCTGATTGATGAGGCTAACGGAGTCGTGCGATGCCTTGATGTCTTGTGCGATTTGCTCGGGTGTTCGGATGATTGGTTCGAGTGTTGGAAGAATAATTGGTTCAGTAGTCATAGTTTTTTCAATAGGATGGATACCACTTTGCAGTGGTTGCGTCGTAGGTCATGATCAGCGCACGACCAACAACCGCAGTCGATGCGAGTGCAATATTTTCATTTGTGGTTGTTGTAAAGATGCCTGTGGGAATAAGCGTGATTTGTCCACCTGTTGCTGCAATTCCTGTTGGAGGGGTGATCTCATCAATTGCGGTAGTGCCTGAAATGAATGTGATCTGCTTCGTCGGTGCAATCGTCCCATCGCTTGCGATTGTTGGAGCAACTTGACCTGTTGCCTGGACTCCAAAAATTTTATTTGCAGTCGTTGACGATGTTCCGATGACCGTTGTGTTTGTTCCGAGTCCAACTGCGTTGTATCCAATCACAATTGAATTATTGTCGTTGTTTGCTGCAAGATCAGCCTGCGATCCAAGAACTGTATTTTGTGTGCCTACGGTGCAAATATCTCCCGCATCACTTCCGATGAAAACTTGGTCAGAGCCTGTCGTGTTTAGAACTCCAGCATCACGACCGATGAAGGTTGATCGTGCGCCCGTAGAATTTACATTGCCTGCAAAATATCCGATCGCTGTATTGCTGACACCTTGATTTCCTATTCCGTTATAGGCAAGCGTTGCATATCCGATTGCAACACAATGGTCTCCGTTGTTGGAAAAGAGAGCATCAGTGCCAACGCCAACGCATGCACTTCCCGTGTTTGCATACAAGGAATATGTGCCAATGCCAAGCGTCGAATTGGTAGTGTTGGACACACCAGAATTCTGTCCAATGAAAACGCAATTTGCAGTGCCTGTGTTTCCATATCCTGCATTTTCTCCAATGCCAACCGTTGCCGTTCCAGTGTTGCCCGTTAGCGCATCTTTCCCAAACGCTGCATTTGATGTCACAAGACCTGCGCCTGTGCCACCGATACCAACACGCAGACCGTTGATGAACGAGTCCTTCGCAATTCCTGCGCCACCTGCGATGATCAGCGCACCTGTCGCAGAAGAGGTCGATGCGGTTGTGCTTGGGACACTTAATGCGCCGTAGATAGTCGCCGCAGTCGTTGCAGCCACGCCAATGACCGTTGTGTTGCTGCCGAGTCCGACCGCACCCTTACCGATCACGATTGAGTTTGTGTTGCCGACTGCGGCTGCGGTTGTACCTGCGCCTACAAAAACGCAATCGCTACCCGTGGTTATGTTGCTTCCCGCAGTTGAACCGATGGCGCAATTAGATGCGCCCGTGGTCAATGCGCCGAGCGAATCTGCACCCCACGCACTATTCAAAGTCCCACTTGTGCAAGCGTCAAGCGAGGTCAGACCGCCCGCAGTATTGTTGATGCCTGAAATCGCAGCAGCGGGAAACATTGCACCTGAACCAATTGCAGTATTTCCTGCTGCGGTGTTGCCTTCCAAAACACGATAACCTATTGCCGTGCAATTTGCACCTGTATTTCCTGAACCAGCGAATAAGCCGATTGCACTTAGATTTGCGCCTGTATTTGCGTAACCTGCCTGCGTGCCAATCGCAGTAAATGATGATCCTGTATTGCCATAACCCGCAGCATTCCCAATACCAACAGAATTGGAAGTCGTGTTTGATTGTAGACCTCCGACACCGATGCCAATGTTGTTGCTACCGTTGTTGGATGATCCTGAGTTTACGCCAATAAAAGTATTTTGCACACCCGTATTGGCAACGGCTGCACCCGCTCCAAGTCCGACTACGCTGTTTGAATGGTTGTACGCAGCCGCTTGGTATCCAATCGCTAATACGCTAGTTCCCTCGTTGTATAGCCCCGCCTGATACCCCATCGCCACAACATTTGAGCCTATGTTTCCTTCAGCCGCTCCCACTCCAAACGCAGCAACATTCGTGCCTGTGTTCGTGTCACACGCAAGCCTACCGATGACGATGTTCGTATCCGAGTTTCCCGCACCCCGACCGATCTTGTGTCCGTTGATGTACGAGTCTTTGTCGATGCCAACGCCACCTGCGATGATGAGCGCACCTGTTGCCGACGATGTCGATGCGGTTGTGTTCGTGCCTGTGATCACGCCGCTTGTGTTGACGGCGGTGAGAGTGCCAACCGATGTGATCGCAGTTTGCGCTGCAGTCGTGACCGTATCCGCAGTCGTTGCAGTTGTTGCTGTTCCTGCGTTGCCTGTGATCGAGCCTGAAATAGTTGCGGTGACTGTCAGTGCAGCAAGCGTGCCTGTAGATGTCAAACTGGACGCAATCACATTTGCTGCAAGCGTCGAGCCTTGAACATTCGATGCATCTGCTCTGACCGTATCAGTCCAAAAAGCAGCAATACCAGATGTCGAAAGAAATTTTCCGACCTTTCCTGTTTGATCAGGAAGTATTGCGTCTTGGGCATCCTTTGCAGTGGTTGCTCCCGTGCCTCCGTTTGCAATTGAGACGGGCAGATCGATCGCAGATCCTGATCCTGTTTCGCCCTTGATGCCACGCACGCCCTGCGCACCACGACTCACAAGCAACTCCCAACCGAATCCGACTGGTGGTGCTTGATTGGTCGCAGCGATGCAGACATACGCCGAGCCATTCACGCCCACGACATCGCCGATCTCGTACTCGATGTCGCTGCGAAATGTGCCACGCCAAATCATTCCCGCTTCGCCCTTTTCGCCTTGCGGACCGACTGCGCCGATATCGCCTTTCAAGCCAGGCATTCCCTTTTCGCCACGCATGCCGTCAAAGCCGTTTGTGCCGTTGATGCCGTCGAGGCCGTCAAGACCACGCATTCCATTAGCACCATCTTTGCCTGCAGCACCTTCAATGCTTCGGATTCTTGCCAGCGCAATCATGTTGCGAATGGCAATCACTTTCGCATTTTGCTTGCGCAACTTTGATATACCCGCTTTGACCTTTTCTTTGTCGCTCACGCCTCGTCTCCGAGTGCTTCGGTGAGCATCGTCACCATCTCATCGAGTGATGCTGTGCGTTCCTTCATCGCATCAAGTTCGGCTTGCAGCGCATCAAACTTTGGTTGTTGTTGAACTGCATCCCACGCCTTCGCCTCCAATGCTGCGATCTTGACTCGTGCGTTGGTCATCTTTTGTTCATGTGTCACTTCTTGCGACAGAGTGTCGCCCTTGCTTTCGCTTGCGAGTTCGTCTGCCTTGCGTTGAGCCCACGCTGCACCTGCACCGTCGGGATCGTTCGGATCGCCGCCCCAAAGCATCCACGCAATTGCACCTGCAGATGGGTAGCCCTCGTCGCCTGATCGTGCGCCGACTGCATCGAGGTCGACACGATGACGAGCGAAGAAACTGTTCATGCGTCCGACCGTGTCAGGTGAAAGTGAAACCATGTTGCCGATGTCCCTTGCTCGTGCAACGCCAACTGCAGTTCCGCCACGACCGAACTCCTCACGGTACTTGAGGCCTCGGAGTGCGAGCGTCGCCATTTCGTCAGTCGGTGTCGTGTCGACATCGGACAATGCCTTCGCTGCAGGCTGTTCAACCTCTGCGATCGGTGGCAACTGCGCAGGCTCGTCGACTGGTGCAGGTGCAGGTGCTGCGTACGCAGGCAGCGGAGCAAGTGCGCCAAACGGTGAGACTGGTGGCACTCCACCGAGTGGCAAGCCGTTTACATGCAACATGTCGGCGTGTGGTGTCTCGAGTGCTTCGTAGCCTTCTTCCAGTCGTGCTTCGTTTGGTGTGCGCCATCCGCCTGCAACTGCGACCGATCGCTCGGCAGAGTCTGCGACTCGATTCTCGGGAACGGGATTGTCGTATGCCAAGTACGCATCCTCATGGATGCCGAACATCGGCAGCAGTCTGCTGTTCAGCGTCTCCTCGTCCATGCGGCAGATCGGTGCGATCGTCGTCTCTCGCCACATCGAGTATCCAGC